ATTATTTTAACCACTTATCTCTACCCCTTAGATTTTGTAGCAGTCTTCCGGGATGTATATTACTAATTCTAATTTTTGCATTTCTTAATAGAGCAGTTCTTTTTTTTCTAAGTCGTGTTACAATGTACTCTTGTACACCTACTTTAGAGCCTAGAATAGCAAACTCTATTGCTGCATAAATATAATCTTCAAATAATTTATTTACAGTTATAAGACTGTCTTTCCCATTTTCCATCCCGTCTGAAACATATTCTAAAACACATAACTCATTTGCCATTCCTGAACTAAAATTAATAACACCCCCTTTAGGGTTTATTTTAAATGTTGGATTAGCATTTGCAGTTTCTGTATTTAAACCATAGTTAGCATTTATTCCGTATTCAAAGTACCAACCTCCATCATAACAATACCCTTCCATATTATTATATGGAGAGTTTTGATTTAAGTATATAGACCTTTTTCCTCCATAGATTCTTTCAAAATCTATAGTAGAATCTTGTGGACTTAATGCATTACCATCTAAATCAAATAAAATTCTACATTCGTTATCTTGTAAATAAGCACTTGACCAATTGGTTTGAATGTTTTCGCTAAGTGGATATAAAAGACCATTCTTATACATAGAAATTCTAACCCAATTAACATAGTCTGAAGGCAATACATATCTTAATGTATCACAAACGCTTAATTCTAAAATTTTTATTTCTTTAAAAGCATCATAATTTAATTCTTGAATTGCTCTTTTAGCGTGAAATAGAACCTTATACCTTTCTTCATTATTTACTATACTATGGTTTCCTGTATACATCAACATAAAATTGTTAACGATATCTTCTAAAGAAACGTATTGATACGAACCCCAATTTTCATCTTGAGGGTTTGCACCTCCGTTTTCATAATACTGATACTGTGATATATATGCCATAATTATTTTTCTTGTTGATTACTTGCTGCCTGTGATGCTCCTGCAAACTGAGTTACTTGTATTTCTCTAATACTCATACCTGCATACTCAAGTATTTTCATTACAAGATTAACCTCATCATCATTTGGCAATTCAAAATCTTGGTAATCTGCAGCCGAAGCATCGAATGCAGGTTCTCCATTAGTTAATGTTAGATACGTCCACTTAGGTACAAAAGGGAATCTAATATATTGAGACACAACTTGACCTATACCATCTACACTATTTGGGAACACTTCTGCTAACAAAGAGTTTTGTATATAAGCAGGATATGTTAAATTAGGTTTAGTCAGTAAAGAGTTGTTTAGCATTGTTATTTTAGAATGCGTTACTTTTTCAGCCTCTTTAATATCATCTGCTGAATAAATATTGTAAGTCTTTCCAATTGCATTCCAAACTTGTAATCCCGGTGTTGCTGCAACTATCAGTTGTGTTGCACTTAATATCGAAGTGACTACAGTATTGTATGTAACACCACTTGTAACCGTTGAGACAATATCTCCAACGCTCACACCAAGTGTTATAAAATCTGCCGTAGCATCAAATACACCTACACCACCACCATTAGTTGCGGTAGTAGTTCCTTCAGCTAACTCTTTATTATAAACTAAATTCTTGTTTATTAAATAATAGTCATTATTAGTTGTTGTCAATGAGGGTAAAAAATACTCATTATTGCCTCCGTTATTTAACAGAGGTAAGGTAACTGAAAAAGTATCTATAACTTCCTCAAGACCTTTTGTAATATCTGCATATCCCGTACCTGATTGTCTAGCGTTTTCCTTCTGTATCTGATAGTTATAAGAATAAAAATAAGTTTCAAATAAATCTAATTGTGCCTGTTTTGCAAACAAATTAAAATCTGACGGAGATATGTATCCGTAGTTATTTTTATTCAGAACTGACATTACTGTTTGTCTAACTGAATTTATCATCTGTGATTCTTTTGTACAAAGATAAACAAAATAAAAAGACCCCTTCAAAATAGAAGAGGTCTCTAAATAATCTAAAAGATTTGTTTAATTAAGCAATAGTAACATCCGTTACTGCTTGTCCTGCAGGTAAATCAACCGGGTGAACTACTTTCATCCAATTAGTTTGTGCTGCAATTACTAAAGCTGCATTAATTGCTTTTTCCATAGCAACAGTAAAGCCTGTTCCTACGAGTGTGTAAACTACTGCAGAGTCTGCAGAGTGAAGTTTAATTGAAGTAGCAGAAATTACTCCTACTGTTAAACCTCCATTAATAGCAACCATTGCCGGTTCAAAATCCTCGACTGCAAAAGTTAAGTACTTGTTCATAATAATGTATTTAAAAAATTAGTAAAAAACACCTATCCTCGTGATAGATGACTAAGCCACAAATATACGAATATAATTTATAGTGATTCAAGGTACTTTAAAACCTCTAATCCATCGTCACTTTGTAAATAAGAAACTGACAAATCTAATCCGTCTGCTCCAAAAGGAACATTTAGCATTTTAGTTTTGTTAGTTGGAGTGTTATACCATACTTCACTTTTACTTTTTCTATAAGCTAAATATCCTTTATCAAAAAATCCTTGAACTGTACCCATAATTTTTAATTCCGGGTCATTGCAAATATCAAGAAAGTCTTGTGGATTTGAGTTAGCAAATACTAAAACATCTCTTTTCATTTCAGATGTTGTTAATCTTGCTACATCAGTGTTAAACAATACTCTAGTAATGTTTTCTAATTGGTCTATAGAAAGCTTTTTAGCCTCAGTTAATGCATCGGCTTGAATTAAAAGTTGGTCTACAATTTCAGAAGCATCTTTAGCTTTATCAACTTCAATAAACTTTTTACCATTCAAAGGATGGTAATGTAAAAACTGTTGTAAAACTTGGTCTTCTTTTCTTACAAACAAAAATCCATCTTCAAAAATAACAGGCTCTAAAAGAGCGTTGCCATCTTGTTCATCAACGAATGGTGATTTTTGGTTTCTTGCATAACGAAGTTCTCTATTAGTTCCATTTGATTCATCAAAATGTAATAGTGGAAATCTTCTTGTGTGTCTTGTTGGTAGCATAAAAGAAAGTGGTGCTACGTTTCTTGTGAGTTTGTATTGTTTATCAACGAATACGGTTTTTTTGTTTTTCATTTGAATATAAATTTAATTTAAAGTTTAAAAAAAGGGAGTGTCTTCAAAGACACTCCCCTAATAATTATCTGCTTACTCTTGGAATAAGAAGAAGTTGTTTGCACCTAAAGTACATACTGCTCTTTCAGATAGGAAGTGAACCTCCATAGCATCTAAGCTAGAAGTTTCTGCTCCACCTGCAGAACCTGTAATCCAAGTCTTGTAACGTCTGTCTTCAGTTTCTGAAGCTCTATATCTAACGTGCAAGAATGGTCTCTTAGCGTTCTTACCTAAGATTTGGTCATATACTGAAGTAGAACCTGCAGGAACTAAAAGTCCATTAACTCTACCTGACCCTGCTCCTGTTGGTAATCCACCACGCATAGTTGGGTCATTCAAATATTTCCAATCAGACTTGTAGAAATCGTAACCTCTACGGAATCCTGTGAAACCTAAGTTCAATGCCATTTCTTTTTCATTGTCAAAAAGACCATAAGAAACACCACCTGCTGCATTAGATGATTGTTGAGATAACATATCGTCAATGTCGAAAGAGAAATCTCTATCTACAAATACAACATTCTCTTCAATAGCACCTTGCTTATCAAGTCTAGATATAATAGAATCCCACTCTGCTAGAGTTACAGGATTTCCACCACCCCAAATGTTTCCTCTATCTTCAACTGCATAGAAAATTCCATCTGAACCTTTGTTACCTACCATACCGGCATCAGCAACAGTTTGAGTAGCTGCACCTGAAGTATTACCTGCTGGTACTGCTTCAATCATTGCAGTTTCAAGATAGTCGTCAAAACGTAATCTTGTTTCGTGCTCAGACTTCAAATACCATAGGTATCCGTTTGCTCCATTTTCAGTAGTAACTTCTACCCATCCAATTTGAGCCATATCAGAACCTGATACTGCGTACTTATCTTTAATGATAATTGGTGAGTTTTCAAAGATGAAATCGTCAGCCTCAAGAGAGTCTTCCATTCCAACTGTTCCTTTTCTGAATTCAGAACCATAGATAAACATAGTAAACTCTTTACCTGCTCCTGCTACAGGAAGACCTGCATTGTCATAAAATGCAACACTTACTGTTTTAGTAGCGTAGTCAACTTTAGTAACTACTGCTTTAGCTGAACCACCACCTGCATTATCAGAGATAAATAAAGTTTGTCCTTTTCTAATAGCAATACTGTTACTAGCACCGAAAGCAGGGTTACCTGCATCTCCGATAACGAAGTCAGCTTCGTCAGCACCTGCTGCTGCAGCACTTGTACATTTTACATATTTAGTATGCAATCTTCCTTGTTCCGCCCATTTGATAAGGTCAGAGTTAGATGGCATTTCAGCACCAACCATTCTTAGGAAGGATGCTATCGTTCTATTACCATATCTTTCGAATTCCTTTTCGTAAGTATCAGGTAGATACTGATTCAAGAAATCAAAATTAGTAATATAGTTTGACTTCAACGGTACTCTTTGAGCACTTGGTTGCAAATCAAAACCGGGTACATTTAATACACTCATTTTTTTTAATTTTTAAATTAACACTTATTTTTTGTTACTTCTAATCTTCAAGCCACGACCTGAGTCGTTGCTTACCGACTTTATTTGCAAACCTGATTTGGTGCTTCCAACTTCCGGAGCAGTACGAGTAGTCATATTTATATTTTTTAACTTTCTCATTGACTCATCTGCGTTAGCAGACTTGCCTTGCTCATAAAAGAATTTAGCAAACTTCTCAGGATGCATTGCCATTGCTAATGACCTATGATAACCTTCTGCGTTCTTAAGAGAACCATCTTCTTCCTGATACTGTTTTATAAAGTTAGCAGGATTAGAATGTACTTTTAATAATTCAGATGCATCACCGGGTGAAAAGTAAACTTTGTTGTCATCAAGTGTAAATTCAAAACCTTTGAACTCACTAAACACATTGCCTGTTTTTTCTAAATAAACTTCCCTCGCTCTAGAGTTTCGCTCATTCGTTGTCTTCGCTTCAGCTATATATTGTTTATATGCCTCGTATTCTTCTGAATTAGCTTCAAGATTGGCATCCCTGTTCGACTCGAGAGGGACCTTATATAATTCTTGTTGCTGCTCAAAATAATCTTTGGCTTTCGCAATAGTTTTTTTCTTTGCTAATTTTATTTTCCTAATGGCTTTTTCATCATCAATGTCTTCATCAAATGTGTAATCTTCCATTAAGTCAGAGATATCATCTGCATCTAAACCTTTTTCAGTAGCAGACAAATACTCTCTTAGCAAATTGTCAGGTTCCATTTCATCGTAATTCTTTTGCATTTTAGCAAAGTCATCGAATCCACGACCTGTTTCTTTTTTAAATTGTAGATACTTTGTAACATCTTCGGGAAGGGGTTCATTCTCTTCCCTAGCTTGATTCAATTCATCTAGTGAATTAATCTCTCTGCCGTATCTACTTCCAATAAATTCAAGAACATTTTTTTCATTTAACTCTTTAGAGTTATTTTCTTCTTGTACCTCCTTTGGGTCTGACTCCTCCGGTGTTTTAATATCTTCAGTCACAACTTTCGTTGCTTCGTTTTCTACAGGTGTTTCTCCTGTTATTTTTTCTTCGTGCTTATCAAGCAACTCTTGTTCAATTTGTTGACTTGACTTTTCTTCAGTCGCATCAACCGCTCTTACTTTTAATTCCATATTTTATTTAATTTAAGTTATACAAAGTTACACTAAAAATGTTAATGTTTTAGACGAGTTATCTTGGGTTAAACTGAGATAAATCAAAACCATCTAAACTATCTTCATTCGATTCAAACGTCATAGGAGGTAAGTTATTCTTTCTCTGATTAATCAATTTAGATTGTTCAGAATTGGCTTGACTTATTCTTTTTGACTTTGCCTCTTCTCTTTGGTCTTCTCTGCCTTGTAATTGTTG